GATTACTACGGATATGACTTCGCAGCTCGCACGGTAGGTAGAATTGCATCTTCCTACTCTCAAGGCAGAGTACTTATCGGAGGAGCTGGTGGATACCAGCCTTTTGACCATACTCCTGCAATCTGGGCAAAGGTTGTAGATGCGGTACATGATGAGGTTTCACTTTTCGCAAGAAAGTGATACCATTGATATCAACCAGGGGGATTACGTTCATTTTCCTACCTGGTGGTCTCCGCGTTGATTCAACCCCACCGCGTTGAGACACCTTTAAGATAGAAGCTAGGCGTACCTATCCGCCTAGCTTTTATTTTTTTAATGTACTATAGTACACATGGCAAAAAGTATGATGGAAAAATTAGCTCTCCTCTCTGAGGAGGAGAAGCAAGCTGTGCTTGCAGGATTCGATGCCGAACAACTTCTTTGGGACTGGTCTGTCTGGGGTCGGCCTGAACAGCAGGCACCTGAGGGTGAATGGTCGATCTGGCTTTACATGGCTGGGCGCGGAGCCGGTAAGACTCGCACTGCAGCCGAGTGGGTAAGAACGGAAGCGCGTGATTCAAGCAAAGGACAAAAGCGTTTTGCACTCGTAGCTCGAACTGCCGCTGACGTACGTGACGTTATCGTTGAGGGTGAGTCAGGAATCATTAACGTAACTCCTCCAAGTGAGCGCCCGCTGTACGAACCGTCAAAAAGAAGATTAACCTGGCCAAATGGAAACACAGCTACGTGCTTCACGGCTGATGAGCCAGATTCCCTCCGCGGTCCACAATTTACACACGCGTGGGGTGATGAGGTTGCTGCATGGCGTCAAACTCCAGATGCTGCTGGTATGACCGCTTTTGATAACTTACGTGTTGGAACTCGTCTTGGAGCTAATCCAAAGATCATGGTTACGACGACTCCTAAGCGTGTTCCCCTTCTATACCAGCTCATGGCTGAGGCGACCAAGACAGGGCGTGTGGTAATTACACGTGGTTCAACCATGGACAACACCGGAAATCTTTCTAAAACCTATCTAGACGCCATTCTTGGCGTGTACGAGGGTACTCGTCTAGCGAGTCAGGAGCTATACGGCGAGATGCTATCTGACGTCGAGGGAGCTCTGTGGACTCAGGAACTTATTGATAAGGGACGTGACATGCAGTATCCGATCGGAACTCCGTTACGTTGCATCGGCGTTGACCCTTCTGTAGCTGAAAATCCCCGAGACGAATGCGGTATCGTTGTTGTAGCTTCCACCGGCGAACGAGATCTTTATAAGCGTCAGAGCTGGGTACTTGAGGATGCGTCCATTCATGGTTCACCCGAGGTGTGGGCAAACCGAGTAGTTCAGATGGCTCGCAAGTGGGGCTGTCCTGTTGTGGCTGAGGTTAACCAAGGTGGCGCGCTTGTTCGCAACGCCATTAACACGATTGACCCAACGGTAAAGGTTCTTGAGGTACACTCCAAGTACGGCAAGGCACTTCGTGCCGAGCCGATAACCCTTGCCTATGAGCAAACCCGCGTTCACCACGTGGGCTACCTTGGAGACCTAGAGTCTCAGATGTGCGCGTGGATTCCCGGTGAGGGCAAGTCCCCCGACCGAGTAGACGCGCTGGTCCATGCCCTTACGGCGCTGCTGATCAAGCCTCCCGCCGGATTCATGGGTGGAAAGATCAAGGCTAAGTCTCCAGCTCATAGAAGAATCCCGAGTTTCAGGGGCAAAGGTGGTTTCTCCGTCAGGTAGAACCTGATATAATTGACCTAATGACAAATAAAAACATAAAGGTAGTAAATACACATAACCTGAAAAGGTTAATTGAAACTGCCGAGGTACTTGGGTTAAACCAGTATCCCGACATAAAGAAACTCAACCTCGATGCAGCTGGGTTTCACGTTCTAGAGCTAGTGCTCTTCGACCACCAAGGATTCACGAATCGTGACGTCACGCACCATCGCGTAAGGGTGATGGCGCACGTATGGCAACCGCATAATGAGGAATTAACTCCTGCGGTGTTTCTACTTGATGTCCGTGCGGAGGAGTGGGACTCGATGATTGACGTTGAGTCGTTTAGCCGTTCCTTAGAGGAAATCAACACATTTAAGGGGCATCCCCTAAGAGTTTCCTGATCTACCTGATATAATTAACCATCAACCGATTGGAGATCCTGATGGCTAGGTACGAGGCTGGAAATCAAACACGATACGTGTATACCTTTTACGGTACGGCACCTATATTCCAATATTGCAGAAGCTACGGTGAGGCTGTCTCATGGGCGGAAACCTATGCAAACTCAGTATCATTCACCGGTGGGCTTAAGTGGTGGGGAGTTGCAAAGTGAACAACTACGCAACCTACACACTTGAACTGGAGGCAGATGACTTCTACGACCAGTCATACCACCTTTACCAACAAGTAACTGAGCAAGAAAACATGGAGCACGAAGGTTTAATCTATCTATTCAAAGAGTGGCTAGACCTAGTAGGTCCAAGTGACTTTGGAAACGACGAAGGACTAGAAGGAGTATTCGCCTGAGTACAGGATCTACCTGATATAATTAATCCAAGGACAAAACGACGAAAGGACTTCCCCATGAAAATCAAGATAAATAACTTTAGAGGTTATCGGTACCGTAGGTACGCGGTTGCAATGAAGTTCGTTGCCACTGCCTGGGTTATCTACTCAGCGATGTTCTTTTTTGCAGGTGAAAGTTTACTAACGTTCGTTGGCGCATTACTAACTGGAGTTCTGGGATTCTTCCCAGCCATGTTTCTTGCGGCAGCAATGGATGACATTGCGAACACCGAGTTCGCAAACCGAAAATAGGGAGATAGTCATGGATCCACTGTTTAGCATCGAGACCTATGATCAATTTTTATCGATCTTCATAAGAGATCTGATATTACTTGACATCAACATGTTTTTAATTCTTGCGGTTGCCCTAGCTGGCATCGCCTTAAAGATCTACCGCTACAGGAAGAACACCGTAAAGGTTGAACCCTTGCTTGGCGTCGTAGGTCCAAGAAAAAAGAAATAAGGAGTAAATATGAAAACTACAAGAGACACATCTAAAGAAATCGTGGCAAGTGAGTGTAAGTGTATCGTTTATCATCCGCCTGTAGGTGGAACACACTGGATACAGCTGGTCCGCGAGTTCAAGCAAACAGGAAATATTCTAATCGGATATCAAGTGTGGGGTAAATGCGAGGCAAGAGATGAAGAACAACTTCAGCCTGGAGAACACGCATGGGGTCCACAACTTACCGGACAGGTAAAGGAATATGACAAAAAGGTTTTACAAGAAGAGGAATAAGGAATATATTCTTCCCAATGACGAATACGGAGGACCAACATGCTAGGTACTAATCAGCGTGAACAACGCTATGTGTATGACACCTGTTCCTCGTGCGGTGACACAAACGTACTCGTCTATGAACTTGATGAGAAGCTTATGTGCGCAAATGACTATAAAAAGTTAACTGCAAACATTAGGTTCGTACAACACTGTGATCAGTGTGATAGTCCGAGTGCTGTTCGGGATCCTTCCCACCGGCGCAACGAGTATCTATGCGGTTCATGTCACCAGAAAAATGGGTTTCTAGTTAGAACAAGTATCACCAAGAGAGCTCTCGTATCTCTTGCCTCGATCCTGAGGAAGACCGAGAAGATCGAGTGCTACGCCGCTAACTACGGAACCGAGTGTGATAACAACCTAAAACCTAGGTCTGCCTGGGGCGGAAAGATACTATGTAACAAGCATGGTAAAACTCCTCCTAAGCCGGAAAAAGGTAAGAAATCTTGAGCAGTACCACTTTGCTCAATATGACAGGCGAGCTAATCGCGCGTTCACCTGCCTAGCTATTACAGCGCGAAAACGAAGAAACTACGAAAGGAAGACCAGTGTCAACAATTACACCTACGCAGGCTGCGTCACTGTACACATCGGGTAAGTCCGTGGTGGAGGTAGCCCAGGAGCTTGGAATTACATACGGTAAGGCCCGTAAGCTAATACAGGAATCAGGCACCGAGATCCGCAATACCTCCGATAGACTTAAGGGTAAGACCCGAAAGGCTAAGTAATGAATAATCTGCTACTTGTCCTACGGGAGCTAGCCTGGCCAGCCATAATCTCGGCTGGGTCATCTAGTATCGCCGTGTTGGTGGCACTCAGTTCCCCTGAGAAGGGTACCTTGATCCTAGCCCTAGGGTTAGCCTCGGTATCATCGGCGTTGCTGGCTCTAAGGAGCTAGGACCCAAAATATTTGGAGAAATGGGCATCTACGGGTGCCTATTTCACCTTTGCTATGGTATAGTTATACCCAATGGGCAAACAGCCCAACTACGGAGAGACGGAGGACCGACATTGTCATCCCTTCTTATCTCCGGCCCTATGCAAGCGGTAGAGGACAGGCGCAAGCTTGAGAAGCATAGAGGTAGCAAGAAGCTTGGCAGAAACTTGCCAGGTTGTCCCATCCCTAACCTAAGGAGGCGAACTAGCGTTGCAAATCACAATACGTGGAATAGCAATGTCGACAGCGGCCTATATTACGGCACTAACGATCGGCGTGTTCATGGTAGTAAACATGAACGCAAGCTCGGCATCAGTACAACTTACGGATACACTTCCTACCCCTGCGGTAGTAACTGATCCGCTAGTTAAATATAAGGGAGTTAAAACTCTCGACAATAACCAACTCATCGAGTTACTCGGTGCGGTGGGCTTCAAGGGCAAGCAACTAAAGGTTGCCTGGGCGGTGACCAAGAAGGAATCAGGTGGTCGTCCTGTTGCTCACAACAATAACACCGGAACCGGTGATAACTCATACGGGCTGTTTCAGATCAACATGATCGGAGACCTCGGTGCGGACCGACGCGAGAAGTTCGGCTTAGAAACCAATAACCAGCTATTCGACCCTGTCACAAACGCGCAGATTGCGTTTCACATGACAAAGGGTGGTACGGACTGGGGATCATGGGGACTAGGACCAAACGCCTACGAAGGTACGGCACATGAGACTAAGATCAGCGAGCTTATGCTGAACTTCCCTAAGTCATCTGGGAAAGGTTAGATTAAGATAACCCTATGGACCAAGAAAACTTAGACATAAACAATATCCCTGCGGTAGTTGATGATAGCCCTACGGTGGTCATTGACATCCCTGCGGCACCAGCTCCTGAACCTGTAGAGGTTGAGGAACCTAAGCCTGTTGCAGTTGAGGAACCTAAACCTGAACCTGTAGTTATCCCTGAGGTTGAGTCTATCCCCGTGGTAGCTAAGCCTGCAGAGAAACACGTAGTCGGTAACGGCGACGCAGACGATGTATACCTAGCCAAGTGTGTATACAAGAATATCTATGAGCGCAAGTCATTAACTATCCACCACCTTCAACGTCGCCTAGAGGAACTAGGATACAAGGACGTTATTGGCGACAGGGATGGATGGCTTGGAGAACTCACCATGATCTCAGTTGAGAAGTTCCAAAAGGACAAAGGCTTGGCAGCTACTGGAAAGGTAGACGCTGACACCTTTAGGAAGATCTTTGAAGGAGATACAAACGTAAACGTCGTCTTATAATCTAAGACTTATAAAGGACCATGTATCGCAAGGTGCATGGTCTTTTTTATTGTAGATTTCTTAAAATATTTTTATCTTAGAAAATAGTTGGAGACGTTTTGGAAAGTCTCTCTCCCTATACGAGGCTGTCTCTCACGTCCAAGGCACTTAACCTTAAGGTATCAAATAATCCGAATTGTACATCATCTTATCGCCGCAAAATGTACACATCGGCAAAAGAGTATGATACGGTATCTACATGCATACTCCGGATCTACCAAAGAGCGAGCAGGACCTGATCGCCACTCTGTCAAAGGAAAGTTTATGGAGAAGGGTCCAGGATCTTAGTGAGGCGGGGTGGACGTTACAGTCCATTGCCGATGCGTTTAATCCACCGCGCAGAAGATCAACGATTCGCTCCTGGGTAGTTAAGGATCTTCCGGAGACGGTCGTATCACTTGGTGACGTACCCGTTCCTCCTGTGAAGAAGCCAAGG